ATGAATCGCGTCATCACGACTTACGGGGAACTTGTGGACATGCTCAACAAGGAACTGTCGGGCACTCACTTTCTCATCCAAGTCCTCCCTGGAGCTGACTTCGACGAGGCGGTCCAAGCCATGCGTAATGACGGCCTGTCTCCCGAGAAATTCCACGACTTGGTAATCGGCGGTGTCATCCAGATCGTTCATCCCGACGAGGCCCGAGAGTATCATGAATCATCCCTGATGCAGATAGACGGCCGCCGCCAATCCTACCTCGTGCCCGTCGCCCCCCAATCGAAATGCATCGTCGAGGCTTATGAGGGCGCGACGTTCTTCCAGGTTTTGGGCGGAGAAGACAACTAAACGGTGCGGCTGGGCAATGACTGGAGCGGGGAGAGCCCAATGATCAAGACCCTCCCCGCTCCAAACATCACCATTAAGGCGAGACTCGCTCAGATCGCCCCGGACCTTGGCGTGGGTCGCGATCCGCAACGCAAAACGCGGGCGACGGACGATGTCCCCACCACCTCAAGAAAAACCGAGCCCGTGTCGCGATTGAACAACAGCCGGGCTTCAGGGTCATCTCTGTACGACGGCTCGTCCGTTCGGCTGTCTTGCTGCCACCGCGATCCATCGTCGAGTTGGTAGATCCGCCCGTATCCGAAGCCGAGAAACGTGCCGACCAGCCGGCCTTGCCAAAGTCTGTCCATGGGTTCACCTCCGCGGGGAAAATACCGCGCGGGAGGCGTGGTGTCCAGACGTCCATAGATTTTCGCGGCGGCCAGAACCTTCGGTGGAGCGGGAGGGCGGGGGCTGACCAGTCTCAAGACTTACCTAATGCGTCTAAAGAGATCGAATAATTTTCCCCCAAAGCCTTCGCCCGTGTCGGCCAATCTGAGGCTCTTGAGACTCTCCGTAAGCGACGCTGAATTAGCCACGAGAACGGTTCGTTCATTCTCCAGGACACGGAGGCTCAAAGGCCCGCGATCTCGCGGTAGGCGATCCGCCCTTGGGTAATGCGAAGTCAAGCTTTTTCGAAACCTGATCAGCGGAACTTCTTTGAAGGTACACTTTCCTTCCGGCAGCCGACCGGTGGTCATGTCCACCTCTTCAGGATCAAATTCCGCCGCATACAAGGTGGCGTTGGTGACGATCAGCGGCACGAACAGCCTGTAGTCGCAAAGGTAGTCCACTTCAGACTTTAAGGCCACATCCTTGTGGCCGACCGATTCTACCGAAGGTAGAAGACTATCCGTGATTCTTTCCAGCATGGGATTCTTCTCATCCTGGCTATGTATGAGGCAATAGGCAGCTTCAGGCGAGCCGGGAGTGAAATCAAAGTCGCTCCAACCTAGGAATTCTGGCGTCCCGGCGGATGTCTTCGTCTTCATAGTGCATAGAGTAGACACGCGTGCTTGCTCACGTTCATGGCCACGTGGAATAAGAAACAGCCATTTGCCGTCGTCTCTATTTCGCTTGCACTCGATCACTAGGCTGACGAGAAAACCGGAGTGGCTGGCGACCAGATCGACAAAGCCAGTTTCATTGGAAAGTGGGTGCTGCCAGCGATATTCCTCTGCGTCGATCAGCCACCCGTGTTCGATCTGCGTTCGCTCGATTTGCCGTCGCACACCCATTTGGAAGGGGAATCCGGAGTTTTTGAGCAAGGAGAATATATCTTTGTCAGGGGATTCGGCCATTTGGAGGGTCTCCTGATAACGGCGTAAACGTCGGTCGTTCCAGAAACATTGAGAGAAACATACCTCCAAAAAACCAGTTGTCAGATTCGGCGTAGGCAGGGCCGAGGAATCGGGAAGAGGGTGGCGTCAGTAGCAAGGGAATAGGGGGCCGGCGAGCCTGTAAGGGGAAAGACGCTCATGTCTGGTTTTTGGGATTGGATTCCTGGTGAGTCGGTCGGACCATTTCGGTTTGGCGAACCTGCCGCCAGCCTCATCGAGTTCTACGAATTGATCAAGCAGGAACCGGACTGCTCGATCGCCTACTGGGAATCTTACGAGATACCCGGCTGGGAATCGTCCATCACGGTCGAGGACGAGAGGGTATCGAGCGTCGACTGCTGGGATTCGTGCCTGATCGACGGCAATGAACTGTTGGGTCTGCCGTTCGGGGACGCTCGGGAACTCCTTGGCCAAGAGGATGGCTTGGGAGAGGGTATCGGGGCCGGGTACGCAGCGTATTACGGTCGTCTCGGGCTGACGCTATGGGTCGATGAGTGTGGCATCATCAGGGCTGCCACCTGCGAGATCCCCATCGGGGACGGTTGAGTCGGTTCATCGAGACCGCAAGCCCTTGGGCACCCCATCGCGCGTCGTAAATCCCGACGGCATCCTCCCAGGTGGCGGCGGCGAACTCCGAAACAAGTTGGGCATCGGGGCCAAGCAGTCTGCGGCGGCTCCAGACTTCGACGTTGGAGCGGGGAGGGCGTGAGCAACACCGCTACGAGTCGCCTCGCTTGGCGTGGCTGAGGTTGCCAACTCGCGAAATCAGCCGAAGCACGGCGTTCTCCCGGTGATACTCAACCCAATCGGCGGCGAGGTCGGCATCGTCCAACACGTCGCCGATGACCCCGTCTCCGTTTCTCGCCACCACCACATCGTCGATTCCCAAACCGCGGCTGCGGAGAAACCACGCCACCAAGTTGTCGAAGGTCTGCGGCGATTCGTGATCCACGTCGCTATTGTCCGGCCTCAACAATTCGCCCGTGTACGGGCACGCAAGCGATTCGCCATCGGCAAACGCCCGTGACCGAAAAGCCTGGGTCTGCTCACGGATCAATTCCCGCATCGCCCCCTTGACCTTAACGGCATTTGGCGTGGGCCGTCGCCTCAATGCTTCGGTAAAACTCCAATCCGTCGTCGAGCCGTCAAGTCGCTCCAGGGCGAAACAGCGATTCTTGCGCACAAACCCCCGCCTGTCCCGATACGCCTCCACAGTCATGACGAAAAACCTCGCGACCCCCACACCGATTTTCCTTTCCCGCTCCGGGTGCAAATCCAACACGTCAGCCAAGAGATTCCGATCCGCTCCCACGATCGTCTCGCCCGGCTCAGAAGAATACAGAACCCGCTGCAAGGCTTCCTTGGCTGCGGCCTGAGTTGAATACGTTACACCCGCCAATACGAAGGTCATGCCCCTACCCATTGCAACCTCCTAATCTGTTGTATCATTCATCTTTACGACAATAGCCCAGCCGCCCCGATTAGGAGACGGCCGAGTCTTGCGCCGTCGCGTCTTCGCCGTCGAGATCACCGACCGCCTTGGCTTCGGGTTGATAGTCAAGGAGCCAGAGGCCGCGATGTGATTCCGGCGGTCCTCCGAGCCAGGGCCGGAACACTCGCTTCCATTCGTCGGGCAGCTCAGACCATTGGATTCGTTTGATGCTCGACCTCTCCATCCACCTACGGTCGATGATGCACGAGTCGATGACGACTTCATCATCTTCGTTGAGTGTCTGGGCGACGACGACAGCCTCCTCTTCGTTGCGGGCATCTGGGGCGAGCAGGAAGTAGGTCTTGTTTTGGAATCGGTAGATCCGAAACCCCTCGTTTTTCCTTGGCCAGTTGCGACGGGGCCATGACATAGTCTCACCTCCATCTTGTTGTGATTGCGTGAAATTGATCAATGCGTGGTTTATACTCTGGTACAGCGGGCTGGCTCGTAGTCAAGCCACTTGCCGGAAGAACGCGATGAGAGTGTAAAGGTAAGATGCTTTCGCGAAACATCTGAACGTCGAAACGCATCGTGTCCATAAAATAGACGTCCACGCATTCGCGGCACCGAAAGTCTGGGAGTCTCAAGAACTCGGGATCGGTCCAAACGCCGTCGCCGCAATAATGGCCGACGCCCTCCCAGGGGTCGCCGAAAGGTTGGTTGGGATGACGAAGTCGGATCTCGGAATAGACTTCAGACGGCTGCTTGTGAAACAACAACTCAATGGGTGCCGAATGATACACATATGGGATAGAGAAGCTTGATTGAGGGTTGGTGGTTTGGAGAATGATCTGTATTAATGTGAATGTAATTTTTTTTGCTCACCCTACTCGGAGTTGGGGTTGGAAGGGGTTGTCGGATAGGCCCCATCGAAGGACGCTCGTGACGATCTCCACGTCGTCGGGCTGGCAGAGGATTGAGTCGTGGCAGGTAATGATTCCCACCTCGGGATGTTCGGCCATCAACCGGCCGCACACGCGGTCAATCATCACGTCGCTTTCACGCCGCTGCATCCGCCGAGGGGCCTCCTTGTAGCCGCGCTGTCGCTTCAGCTCGCGGACGAACGTGGCCACCTCGGGATACAACGTTGCTATGATGGGCGTCTCTCGCCAAGTCTGGCCATAAACCTCGAAGAAGAAGCCTTGCTTGGCCTCGCCCCGACTGGCGAACCCGCCCACCTCTTGGAATCGCGAGTACAACTCGCCGGTTAGCACGTCGTCAACGAACGCCGACGCTTCGACCCCGGCTTGGACGATGATGCAGGCCAACTGGTATGGCTGAGAGTTGACGACATCAATCTCGATGAGTGGCGTCTCTCCGTCGAAAGACAACGCACCGTGACGTACCTCGGAGACGAGTCCCGTCGTGTTGGCGTGAAACCGCCGTCCGAATTCACAACGCTTGGATCGAACGATCCCGTCGTCGAAGATGACTCGCGTTTGCTCGCGAGCCAGATCCCGCTTGGTCTCATCATCAATGGTGGCGATCACGTCCTCGAAGTTGGGCGCCAACCGCAGCCGCTCGACCCAACCCCGGAGATGCGTCGACACGGCGTCAAGCGGCCCGTTCTTGGCCTTGTAACCACGGAAGGCCGCCACCCGATCGGCGAATCGCTTGCCGGGAATTGAGTAACGGACGAATTTCACGTCGCGTAACGCGGGGCCGAGGCGGTAGGACAAACTGCGGACGCCGGGTTGGTAGTTCGCTTCGTCGCCATCGATCTCGAGGAGGCCGGCTTCGAGGCACGCCCGGCGAACGGGCACGACCAAATTGCGGCGGCCGAAGACTTGGGCGAGTAGGTCCGAATGGAGTGGCGTATACGCATCGCGATCAAGGTTGAAGACGACGTGGTTGAAGTAGACGCAGTTGAGCATCCACCGGCAGTGAATTTCCAGTTCGTCCGGGACGCCCAGGGCCTTAAAGTCGATTTTTTCTGGCGAGTAGATCCAGTCCTTCGTGTTGCGCTGTTGCTTACGGGCCAATTCGCTTCCTCTCAACGATGTCCAACATGATCTATTTCCCCTTCATCTCTCTAATACACCACCTCGTCCCAAGATTGGTCCGGCCGACGAAAAATACTTAGGGCGTTCGCCAAGAGACTGGTACGGAATGATACACATATGGGAAGAGAGTCTGGGTTGGAGTTGGATGTTCTCCTCTCTCTGATGTGATGTAAGATTTTTTTTGCCACGGGGTGTTCGACGACATCATCGCCCACTCCCCGCTCCAAGTCTTCGCCCTTTCGGCGACGCCGCCAGCCACCTCCCGACAAACCCCTGCCTTTCCATCTACTCACGCCCTCCACGCCGGGAAGCCGGGGCAAAGGCCCGTCGTCCGCGATCACGCGGTGTGGGGTTCGCCGGGGGGCCTCACGCCGTCCAAAACGTCCTGGGCTTCGTTGGTGACGATTTTGCGAAGGCCGATCGTATTAATAGGGTGTGGCGATCAGATTCTTTCCAAAAAATCGAGAATTTGGCCGGAACGACGATCGCCGAGGTGTATTTAGAGGGGCATCACTGCATGACGAACAAAAACCATCCGCACGACGTGGTTTCCATCAACTGGAGACGCGAGACGTGCCAAGTCCCCTTCGCCTCGTCGAGCCCGCCCTCCCGCCGTACACCGTGATCCGCGATGATCGTGAGAAGCCCGGCCGCGGCTGGTTTTTTGGTCCCTCGGACAGTTGTGCTGGAACCGTCATCTCCCGGCTTGAGACGGCGGATTACAGCTTGGTCGGCCTCGCCGACGTCGTCGCCGTCGAACGCAAGGCATCGGCCCTTGAACTCTCCCAAAACTTGTTCAAGCACTACGATCGCTTCCGGGCCTTGATGAAGCGACTGCAACAACTTGAGTTCGCCGTCGTCGTCTGCGAGTTCCCGCTAGCTCACCTCGCTGAATTCCCCCACCACGAACAAATCGGCCGCGGGATCAAATCTCGCCTCAAGATCGACGGCAATCGCCTCATGAAGCGGCTCTCGTCGCTCCAGGAAGAATTTGAAAACGTGCAGTGGGTGTTTGATGGCCGCCACGCGGAACGGCGCGCCGAACGGTTCTTTGACAAGGTCTGGCGACTTCACGGCACGTCGATCGTTGAAACGCCCACTCCCCCCAACCTCTCCCCGCTCCAAGACCTTCGGCCCCATCATCACGGAGAAACCGCATGCTTGATGTCATCTGTTTGATCTTCCTTGGCGCGTTCGTCGTCGTCGTCACCCGCCGGAGCAAGTGAAATAAGCCAACCTCTCAACCAAGAAGAAAAAGACCTGTCCACGAAGTATTACCCCCTCCTCGTAAAAGTCGCCAGCATCGTCGCCCCCCAATACGAAGACGCGATCAGCGAGGGCTTCGCGGGCCTGGTCGCCGGCCTCCGCACCTACCGCCCGGACGGCGGCGCCAGCCTTGAAACCTGGCTGTCCAAGCAAATCCGATTCGCGATCCTCAAGGGCCTCGCCGCCGAGCGGGCCCATCGGATGCCATCAATCGACGCCGACGACGAGTTCGACGTGGTTGACCATCGCGGCCAGACCGACGCCGACATCGACGACATGCTCAACGCGATCGGCGAACTACCCGACCACCTTGCCGAGTTGGTTTGGGCCTATCTGGGCACCGGCAATCTCGATCGGGCGGCCAAGGCCCTGGGGCTCAAGCGAGCGGTCGCCCGCGAGCGTTTGGCCACCGCGAAGCGAATCTTGCAAAATCCGGCGTCCAAATCGCTCTGAATCGGCACGTATATATAGAGAACAACATGATTCGCCTCGAACCACTCGCCCCTTGCGGGCCGTTGACTCCCCAATCGACCTGTCCGCACTCCGACGTCAACCTCCCACCCGAGCCCTTTTACTGTCTCGTCTGCGACCGTAGTTGGGCCGACGGTCATCGCGACTTGCGGACTGACCCGAGAGACCCACTCCTCCTCCGACGCGACGACGGAAGGAACGGCCGCAATCACAAGCGGCCCCGCTAACGAACCGCCGGGGGCCAGGGCGCCGCGAGCAAGACCACCAACCGAGTCGGCTCCCGCCCGGCCTCCCGCCACCAGGACTCCCATGTACAACATTAACCCTATCGCCTGGTCGGCCCTCGGCGCGAGTTGGTGCGGGACGCTTGCCCAAATTACCACGGTCGGCCTGGAACGGGACGCGAAGCTGAGTCTGGCCGCTTCGATCGTCGCGGCCGGGGCCGTGGTTCTGCCGGCGTTGCTCAAGGCGTACCGGGGCTTCCGGGACGCGCAACGCACCGAGGATTTGTCGGACCACCGCGCCCACGTCGATCAACTGGCCGCCGAGGTCACGCGAAGGGCGGAAGCCGAAGCCCGCGTCGCCGAACTTGAGCGTCAACTCGAAGACCTAAAGCAAGCCGCCCAAACCCCCTGATCCTCCCCGCTCCAAGAGGACCCCCAGGGGGGCCTGAAATGTACGGACGTTGATGCGAAGGGAGACGCGGCGTTCCCCTTCCTCGAATTTCGGCTTAATTGAGACCCCTTTTTTGGCGGAAAGAAGTGGCCGAACGCATCCCGCGTCGTCGCGACGCCATCAGCGACGGCATCCCCGTCCATCGGCCGCCGGAACCCGATCGGGCCGCCCTTCGCGAACGCCGAGCCTTCTATAAGAAAGCCGACTGGCGCCGATGCAGGGCGTTGAAGCTCTCCCAATCGCCCCTTTGCGAAGCGTGCAAGGCGGCCGGTCGAATCACGCCCGCGAATCACGTCCACCACAAAATCGACCGACTGGAGCGGCCCGACCTAACCTACGACTTGGCCAACCTGGAGAGCCTGTGCCTTCCGTGCCATAGTCGCATCAGCATGTATCGGACGAACAAGAGACGATATGAGCAGGCCGAGGGGTAGAAAGCCTGATCCTCCCGAGCTTCGCGTCCTCAAGGCGAATTTCTCGCGAACCGCGGCCTCGGGACCATTCGCCGAGCTTCGCGACGCCGGCGAGCCTCCCAAGCCCACGGCGATCGCCGATTGCGAGATTGCCTCGGCGGAGTGGGACAGGCTCGTTGCGCTGCTGTCGGATCGGGCGATCCTCAGTCCCGCCGACGCGGGCGTTCTGACCGCGTACTGTTCGGCTTATTCCACGGTCATTCGATGTCGCGAGGAACTGAACAAGTCGCCCCTCACGGTTCTCAGCGCGGGTGGCTCGCTCAAGCCCAATCCACTTCTTGGCGTGCTCTCTGGAGCGGAGAGGTCGTTGGTCAGCTTCGCTTCCACTCTCGGCTTGTCGCCAACGGACCGCGGTCGCGTCACCACGCTCCACGACGTTTCCAGGCCGGAGGCCAGGAAGTTGGATCGGTTCCGAGGTTGATATGAGCCGCCCATCGCTGTCTGACTACGATCCGATGCGGACGCGGTCGGACGACGCCGCGGTTGAGCAAGGCTACATCTTCGACGCTTCGCGGGCGTTCCGGGTTCAGGATTTTATCGAAAGTTTGTGCCGCCTCTACGTCGGCCGATGGGCTGGGCAACTCATTCGGTTGATGCCCTACCAGACGGATTTTCTGTGGCCGCTGTACGGGTGGATTCACAAAGACACCGGATTTCGCCGGTTCCGCGAAGCCTACTTGGAGACCGGCAAAAAGAACGGCAAGAGCCCCTTTTCGGCGGCTTTAAGCCTGTATCACCTGATCGCGGACGGTGAAAACGCCCCCGAAGTGCTTATCAACGCCACGTCTCGCGAGCAAGCGTCGATCATCTATCGCAACGCCGCCGCGATGCTGGCTCAAGAGCCGGAATTCGCCGGACTCTACCACGAGGTCGCCAGTCAGAAACGGATCATCTGGCCGGAGAACAACGGGGTTTTGATCGCCAACTCCGCCGACGCGCCATCGAAGCAGGGCGTGCAGGCCAGCATGATACTGTTCGACGAACTGGCGATGCAGCCCAACAGAGACCTTTGGGACGCCTTCCGGTACGCGGGTCGAAGTCGCCAACAACCCCTTCTTCTCTCGATCACCAACGCTGGCGAGCCAGACCCCGAACACCCCTGTTACGGCCAGCACAAGCGAGCTTTGGCGGTTAAGAACGGGTCGCTGATCGACGTGCGGTTTCTCGGCCACGTTCATGGCCCCAAAGAGCCCGACGTTGACATCAACGATCGCCGCGTCTGGCGAATGGCCAACCCCGCAATGGGGTACATCATCGACGAAAAAGACATCGCCGAAGACTTAGAAAAAGCGAAGCACGAAGGCCCCGCCGCCCTCCAAAACTTCAAAAGGTTCACACTTTCAATCTGGGAAAAGATCGACGCCAAGTGGATTGATATGTCCATCTGGAACGATCAAGACCCTCCCCGCTCCGATGAGGGAATTGTTGAGTCGGGCGACATCTGGACGGCCGGACTCGATATGAGCGCCGGCGGTGACTTGTGCGCCTACGTTCGCGTCGCCGGAACGCCCAAGGACGGGATCGACGTCCGCGCCCACTTCTGGATTCCAGCCGAAACCGCCTTGCGGCGGGAACAAACAGAGCACCTGCCTTACCGAGAATGGGCCGAGATGGGGTTTGTGACGCTGATCGACGGCGCCGTGATCGACCCGCTGGCAATTCGAGACTGGATCATCCGGGACGCCGAGTCGCTCAACGGCAAGCTCAAGCGAATTTACGCCGACGAGTGGAACAGTCATGAGATCGCCCACGGCCTTCGACGGGCCGGCTACGACTTTCGGTTCATGATCCAAGGACACAAATCCTTTCATCCGCCGATCAAGGTTTGCGAGTCGCTGATCGCCAGGCGAGTTCTCCGGCACGGCAACCTGAACCCGATTCTCGACGTCAACATGGCCAACGCCGTGGTCGACGACAACAACCCGAACCGCAACAAGCGGCTGGTCAAGCCCAAGGGCACGGCTCGAATCGATGGGGCCATCGCCTTGGCTGAGGCCGTCGCCGGGTTGTGCGACGTGATTGGTTATGACGGCGAGGGCGGCGAGGAATCCAAGCCGACCATCAACGACGGACGCATCTATAGAGTCTCATATTGATGAAGCGATATAAGCGACGACCCCGCGAGCGAGCCGGCCGACGTCCCGGAGCGGGGGAGATCGGCGTCCGCATGGGCTCGATGGGTCCGGTTGGGCTCCGCAGCGCCTATTCGATCGGCGTCAACACGAGCGGCGCCCACGTCGACGAGGACGTATCCCTAACGCTGCCCGCGCTTTACGCGGCTGTGTCGACGATCGCCAAAGACCTATCCACGCTGCCGCTGACCTTAAAGAAACGACGCGAGGACGGCTACCTCGAAGACGCGACCGACCATCCGGCTTATAAGCTCTTTCGACGAAGCCCGGACGGCGGCAACACGACGCCAAGCGCGTGGCGAATGTCCTTTTTGCTCCACTGCCTCGTGTGGGGCAACGGCTACGCCGAGGTGATCCGCGACGGGTTCGGCGTGCAGGCCCTTGAGCTTCGCGACCCGGTCGAGGTCGTGCCGTATCTCGATGGGACGACGCTGGTTTACAAGCATCTCGGCGTTGATCTTCCCCGCTCCAAACTCGTTCATGTCCGAGCCTTAAGCCGAGAGGGGATCGCCGGCTACAGCCCCGTGTTGCTGGCTCGCCAGGCTCTAGGTCTTGGATTAACGGGCGAACGATTCGCGGGCCAGTATCTCTCCAAGGGATTGCAGTCGAGCGGCTTCGTACACACGCCCGACAACATGGCGCCGGAAGCCCGCAAGCAGTTGGCCAACGACATCCAGCAAGCCGCCTCGGGCGACGGCGCGTTCGGCCTGGTCGTGATGCCTCCCGGCTGTCGTTTTGAGGCGATCAGCACCGACCCCGATAAGGCCCAACTCCTCGAAAGCCGTCAGTATCAGGTCTTGGAGGTCGCCAGGCTCTTTGGCGTCCCGCCGCATAAACTGATGTCTTTTGAACACGCGGCCTACAGCACGATCGAGGCCAGCAACCTTGAGTACGCGACCGCGACGTTGGGGCCTTGGGCGACGTTGATCGAGGAAGCTCTCAATCTCCGCGTCCTCACCGAAGCCGAACATCTCGTCGACGGCTACGAGTTCAAGCACGATTTCCGGCCGCTCATGCGAGGGGACTCCGCTTCGAGGGCCTCGTACTGGACCGCCATGCACCAAATGGGCGTCGCATGCAGCAATGACATCGCCATCGCCGAGGGGTTCGAGCCCCATCCCGGCGGTGACGTCCACTGGCGACCCTTGAACATGACCGGCGACAACCACGCGGAGGCCGCCAATGGCGATGCAACCAGTTAGGCAACGATCACTCGCCCAAGACGCGGCCCGCGTCGAAATCTCCGAGGACGCCCCCCACGGTCGGATCGTCGGCTACGCCGCCGTCTTTGACCAATGGGCCGTTATCTCCCGCTCCAAGACGGCCGAAGGCCGTGAGATCATCCGGCCCGGCGCCTTTGACGTGGCCCTCGCCGAGTCCGACGACGTGCTGGCGCTCATCGAACACGATCACCGGCTGATTCTGGCTCGCACCCGAGCCGGGACGCTTCGCCTCTCGATCGACGATTACGGGCTTCGCTTTGAGCTTGACCTGCCCGACACCACCCGAGCCCGCGATCTACGGGCCGACATCCTCGCCGGCAACTACGACGGCGCCTCATTCGGCTACCTGCCTCGCCCCGGCGGCGAAACGATCACTAAACGAACCGAAAACGGCGTGTTGATCGTCGAATCGGAAATCACGAGTGCGTATCTGACGGACGTTAGTGTCGTTGGCTCGCCTGCCTACAAGGGCACCGCCGTCGAAACCCGCTCCTCCAACCCCTCCCGAAGCCGCAAACGGCTTATTCTCCTCGACAGTCGGGCGCGGCTCGACGCAATCAAGCACAGGATCGATAAATGACCATTGATGAAATGAAGGCGAAGCTCGCCGAACTGCAAAAGGAAGCCGAGGAACTCCAGGCCGCCATCGAGGCGTCCGACGAGGCCCCCGAGGGCGCCGAAGCCAAGCTCGACGAGGTCATCTCCACCGCCGAGTCGCTGGTCGAAGACATCGACAAGGCCGAGGAGCGAAGCGCCAAACTGGGCGCCATCCGCAAGCGGGCCGCTCAACCCGATCGCGTCGGCGAGCCCATGCGGGTCCGTTCGATGCCCCACACCGACCCGGCCAACGCCCGGCACCGCTACGACGCTTCGCGGGTTATCCGCGCTCAGTTGACCGGCGAGCGTTTGGACGGCCTCGAGGGCGAGTGCCATGCCGAGCTACTTCGCGAGCGTTCGGCGGACACCCGCGGAATTCTCGTCCCACATGATGTTATGATCCGAACCAGGGCCCTAGATACGACCACCGGCGCCGGCGTGGTCGGCCAGTCGATCATGACCCCGCTTGTTGACGCCCTCAGGTCGCGTTTGGTCCTCCCGCGGTTGGGTCTGCGAACGATTTCGACCAGCGGCAAGTTCAAATTGCCCCGCGTCACTTCGGGCAACGTCTACCATGTCGACGGAGCCTCGCCGACCGCGGCCAACCGCGCCCCGGACGCCGTCTCGTTCGATCTTCACACGATCGCCGGCAAAACCAAGATTTCCCGGAAGATGCTGCTGGCCAGTGACATCGACGTTCAAGCGTATGTTTGGGACGTTCTCATTGGCGACATCGCCGGCGGCATCCAGGTCGGCTGCTTGACCGGCACGGGTTCGGACGGCCAGCCCAAGGGGTTGTTCGCCCATACGGGTAGCGACGGCGTGACCGTCAAGGCCCTGGGAGCCACGGGCGCGGCGATGACCTACGCCGACCTGCTGTCGATGGTCGCCAGCGTCGACACCGCCAACGCCTTCGCCTCGCAGGGCTTCCTCCTCAGCGAGAAGGGCGCCGCGAAGTTGGAGGGGACGCCCAAGGTCACGGGACAACCTGTCTATTGCCTCGATCCGGCCGCCGGGACGTGCGCCGGTCGTCGCTACCTGTCGACTTCCGCGGTTCCTGACAATCTTTCCAAAAGTAGTGGCACCAATTTGAGCGCTGCGGCGTTCGGAGCGTGGGAGTACGCCGTTCTGGCGCTTTTTTCAGGGGTCGATGTCTTCGTTAACCCCTATGCCGACGACGACGGCGGCGTGCTTATTTCGGCCTTCCAGGACTATGATTTCGGTCTAACTAGGCCGCAAGCCTTTGCCATCTGCGTCGACTTCAACGCGGCCTGATTTTGGAGCGGGGGATGGGGATGATCCCCGCCTCCCGCCCGTTTGGAGGCCGCCCATGCGCATCACTTTTATCCATCAGGCTTTGATCGGCACTCGGGTTCACGGCGTCGGCGAAACGGCCGAATTCGACGAGCTCGAAGCCAAGGCCCTAATTCACGACGGCGTCGCCGAGCCGGCCGTCGAGCCGGAAGAAGTCCGCGAGGCCACCGCCTACGTCGTCAAAGAGTCTCGAAAGGCCGTTAAGCGGGGGAAGCGACGTGAAACTCGAAGTTCTGACTCCCCCCGCTGAGGAGCCGGTCACGCTGCTTGAGGCGAAGCGATACGCGAGACTTCACACCGATCTGACCGACGATGATTCGCTTGTCGAATCCTTGATCCAAAGCGCCCGAGAGCTTCTCGAAGCCAGGATCGCCCGGCGGTTCATCACGGCCACGCTACGGGAAACCCGCGTGATTCCGCCGGATGGGCGCGTTCGACTGCTTCGGGCGCCCGTCGCCGAGATCATCAACGTTGAAATCGATGGCGAGCCCCTAACCCTCCCGCTCCAGTTGATTGGCGAAGCCACTCTCAACCTTGGGAATCCGGGAAAGACGGCAACCGTAACGTACAAAGCCGGTTACGGCGCCGCCAACCAAGTTCCTGAAGCGGCCCGGCTCGCCATTCTCCTTTTGGTGACGCACTGGTTCGATCGCCGCTCGCCAGTTTCGGATCGGCCCGTCAACGACCTGCCGTTCAGCGTCCAAGCCCTCGCCGATTCGCTTCGCTGGGGCGGGGAGATGCCGCCACAATGACGGACCCCGGCGAAATGCGGACGCAAGTTGTTTACCAACGGCCTGTTACGACCAAAGACCGTCTCGGTCAAGCCCGCCAGGGGTGGGAGGACGTCTTCACTTGCTACGCGGCCGTTCGGCCGTTGTCGGCTCGCGAAATCTATTACGCCCAATCGACAAAGAGCGAGGTCAACTACCGCCTTGCCATTCGGTGGCGAGAAGGCGTGAGCCCCAAGGGCCGCTTCAAGTTGCGTGATCGCGTCTTCGATATCTACAGCGTGTTGAACGTCGATGAGTTGAATCACGAATTGGTGATCCTGGCCGTGGAGGCGAACTGATGTTTGGCTCGCTTGGCGTCTTCGCCGGCCTTGGCCTCGATTCGGGCGGCGCCGAGGGCGTGCCATCCACGATTCGCGAGGCAATCTATTACCTGCTGCTCGACGATCCTGAGATTTACGCGGCCGTCGACGACCGAATTTGGCCCGGCGGATTGCCTCAAGACCCCGACTATCCCGCCCTCACGATCAATTTGGCCGGTCGCAACGACGTTCGCAACCTCAGAGGCCGCGGCGACACCAGCGAGGTTCGATTGCGGGTTTCCGCGTGGTCGCGGTTGCAAATCGAGGCCGTCAATCTCGCCCGGCTGATCCAAGCCCGGTTGGTCGACTTCAAGGGCGATGTCGGCGACGTGCGAATCACCGGCTGCGCCCTCGTCAACGAGATCGACCTGCCCGAACGGCCCACCACCGGAACCGATCAATTCTTATATCAAGTCGTGAGCGAATTCCAAGTCTGGCATCGCCCTTAAGGAATCATCCATGTCCGAAATCCTGACGACCGGCGTCCTCTTGGGCGTCGACAAGCTCGGCGGCGAAACGCCGACGTACGCCGACATCGCCGAATTAACCAGCATCGAAGGCCCAAACGAGAGCGTCCCGTCTCTTGACAGGACCGTGCTTTCCTCCACGTCGAGGCGGTTCCGGCCCGGTCTTTATGATGGCGGCGAGGTCAGTGTTGGCCTCCTGTTTAACGCCGACACCGATCACAAGTGGCTCCAAGGCCGCCCCAAGGCCCGGACCATTCATAAGTGGAGGATCACCATTCCGTCGGAGCCCAAAGAAACCTACATCGACTTCAGCGGCTTCGTGACGGAGTTCGCCCCCGGAGCGAGCGGCCCCGACGAGTTTCTTACCGCCAACGTCTCCATCAAGGTCGACGGCGATGTGACCTACACGGAGGCCACCTAATGCTTGACCGCGACGCTTTCTTCCAAGCCGCCCCCGCCGTGAAAACCGAGGATGTCGATCTGCCGGGCGATCGCGGAACCATCAGGGTCCGAATGATGACCGCTGGTGAACGCGATCGGCTGGAGGTCGAGTGCCAAGGCAAGGGCAAGGCCGACGTGCGAGCCCGCATGGTGGTGGCGTCGGCCATTAACGAGAGTGGCAAACCCCTCTTTACCTACGACGACGTTCCGCGATTGTCGGGGATGCCCGCCTACTTCCTTGAACCCATCGTTAACGCCGTCATGCGGATCAACGCGATCAGCGAATCGGATATCGAGGCGATCGAGGGAAACTGAGACGCGATCCATTTCGGATGTTCATGCTCCGGCTGGCCATCGTTCTGCACAAGTCGATCGAGCAGGTCGAGGCCATGCCGTCGGCGCACATCTCGGAATGGATCGCCTACTCCAGAATCGTTCCCCTCCCCGATCCGCATTGGGACGCGGCGATGATGGCCCAAACCACGGCCTCCGTGTTCGCCGGCAAGGGCCAACGGCCCAAGATCGACGACTTCCTGCCCAAGCCGGTTCGGCCCCGCAAGGTCCAAACCCCCAACCAACTGGCCAACGACCTGATCGCGAGATTCGGAGCGAAGCGTGGCGAAGAAACCAAATAGGGCGAAGTCGGGCATCGTCACGACCGGGATTCCGGCGATCGACCGGAAGTTGAAGAAGCTCGAACAGAAGGTGCAACGCAAGGTGGCCCGCCAGTCGCTTCGGGCCGGCGCCAAGGTCGTTCAGGCCGAGGCCAAGCGGCTCGCTTCGGTCGATACGGGCTTGCTCAAGTCCAAGATCAAGGTCCGTTCCGCCAAGCAAAAGCGGCGGGGCGAAGTCGCGATCCGCGTGGGCGTCGACGAGAAGGATTTCACCGGCGAAGCCTGGTACGCGGCGGCCATCGAATACGGCACGTCCAAGATGGACGCCAAGCCCTTCATGGGTCCGGCCCACGACGCGACCAAAAACGACGCTCGTTGGATCGTTGAAAAGACGCTCGCCGAAGGCGTGGAGCGGGAAGCGGCGAAAGGATAAGGCATGGCCACCGTCGGCAAAATCAACGTCCTGTTCACCACCGACGCCAGCCCCATTAAAAAGGGCGCCGGTCAAGCCGCGATGGCCATCCAGGCTTTCGAGGCGGCCACCAACAAGGCGTCGTCCACCCTCAACGGCCTGTTCGCCGCGGCGGCCGGGGCTCTGACCGTGGGGGCCTTCTACAAGATGGCCGGGGCCGCGGCCCACGCCGAGGAGGCCGTCAACAAGATCGGGGCGGTTTTCGGCGACGAAGCCCCTCGGATCGAAACGCTCTCCCGCGACATGGCCAAGGCTTACGGCCTTTCTCTCAACGAGATGCTCGACGCCACGGGCCGAATCGGCTCCATGTTCCAAGGCGCCGGCTTCGACTCCGAGGCGGTCGCCGAATACTCCGATTCGATGGCGCGGCTGGCCAACGACCTCTCCCGATTCAACGACACGTCCTTCGAGACGGCGTTCCAAAAGCTCCGCTCGGGATTGGCTGGCGAGTCGGAGCCGCTCCGGGACTTCGGCATCTTCCTCACGGAAGCCTCGGTTAAGGCCAAAGCCTACGAAATGGGCATCGCCCGCATGGGCGAGGAACTGACCGACGCCCAAAAGATCCAGGCTCGCGCCAACATCATCCTCGAAAAGAGCGGCCCGGCTATTGGAGCCGCCGCCCGCGAAGCCGATGGAGCGTCGTCCAAGTTCGAGGCGTTTTGGGGCTCGCTGGAAAACCTGCAAATCACCATCGGCGAGCGATTCGCCCCGGTGTTCGCCTCCGTGCTCGACGCCTTGTCTCAGGGGATCGCCGTCATGGGCAACCTCTGGGGCGACGCCTCGGATCGCGCCGTGGGATTCTCCGACGCGGTTGTGGACGCCGCCAATGGGGGGCTCTCCCCGCTCCAAGCCCTCGCCGGGGGAACCGAGGCCGTGGCCAACGCCGCCCAGAAGGCATCCATCGGCTTCAAGGGAATGGGGATCATCGGCACCAGCGCGTTCGCTTGGTTAATCAAGGGCACGGCCAAGTTTTTGGAGGGCGTTGGCGCCGCTCAGGAGTTTTTCAACGTCGGCGACGACACGACCCGATGGGCCGCCAAGGCGGGCAACCAACTGGCCGACGAGATGTTCCGGGAGGTCGAGGCCCTCAACGCCGACTTCGCCGAAGCCTTCAACGCCAAGCCGTGGGGCGATCAAGTCGTGGCGGAGTTCGAGAAGGTCGGCAAGGGCGCCGCGGAGTTGCGGGCCAAACTTGCGGCCGAGCCCATTCAGTTCGGCGACGTTGGAGCGGGGGATGGGGCCAAGTCGGCGGCGAAGGCGAACGCCAAACTCTTCGGCGAGGCTCTGACCTTCGGCTCGTCCGGGGCCGTCTCGGCCGTGCTCAGGAATCGATACGGCGACCCGAAACGAAACAACGACGTGGCCGCCAACACCAAGCGATCGGCCGACGGGATCGACAAGCTCGTGGTCGCGGCGAACAAGCTCGTCGGCGGCGTCGCGGGGCTCGGCAATCTGGCCGTGGCCGAAATCTAAGGGCTTCGCCCCTCACATCCCCACTCCCCGCTCCAACGCCATCGGCGAATAGGTAAACACATCATGGCGATTTTAAATCTTGAGGCCGTCAAGGGAGCCGTCCGTCATTCGGCCTCGGTGTCGGGCGGTAGGACGTATGGCATCGAACTGCTGGCCGAAGTCGACGACCTAATCACCGGCCCCATCGCGATCCGCAATCAGTTGGCGGCGTGGGGCTACGCGCCCGGAGCGAACTACCGCTGGCCGCTCGCCGGGACGATCGCCGAACAGGACTTCGGGTCGTTTTTACAGCAAATTGATATCGAACCCTCATCCGAAGATGGCCTGCAATACCGCGTGACGCTCGGATTTTCGCCGATCGACCCCTCGCGGGAGGGCGCCGATTCGAGCAACCCGACCGTGACCAACAACTGGATCATGAGCCCCTTTTCCGCGACGCCGACTCTCCATTGGACCAGCGAGGACGTTGAGTTCGCGATCACGCACGATAGGGACGCTAAGCCGGTCGTTAATAAAGCCGGCGACCCCTTCGATCCGCCGCTAATCACGACGCTGACGATTCCGGTTGCCGTCGTCACGCGAATCGAGAAGAGCTTCAATCCAGCCTATATCACGCTGTTCAAGAGCCGCGTGAACTCAGCCGTGTGGCAAGGGTGGACCGCCGAAAGCGTGCTTATTAAAGATATCACCGGCGAGCGGACGCATGATCCCGACCACGGGACGCTCTGGCGAACGAGCTATTCTTTCGCATTCAACCCATCAACGATCGCCTCGACCCCCGGCGGCGACAAGATGGTTTACCCCGGATGGTCCACGCGGGTCTTGAACGCCGGTCTTCGTCAGTTGGTTGGCGGCATTTTGGAACCAATCCTCGCCGGCGGCGCCCCCGCCTCCACTCCCGTCCCGCTCGACAACGACGGCAAGGCTCTCGAACCCGATGGCGAGCCGGTCTATTTGACCTTCAACACGCGATTGAAGGCTGATTTCGATGGCCTGAACCTGCCAAGCGACCTCTTCTCGGCGAGCACCCCGTAATGGCCCTCCCGCCCAATCGACCAGTCGCGTTCTCGGCGGGAGCCGCCCGCAAGATCAAGCAGGCCGTCCACCGAATCAACGCCACTCCCCGCTCCAATGATCGGCGGCCAGCCAGGGGCGGGCCTTGGACCTACGGCGTCGTTCGCGCTAAAGTCTCGACGGTGATCCCGTCCGGCTCGTTCGCCTCGCCCTCGGATTCGGGCGAAGCTCAGATTTACCACAAAGATTCGGCGGGTGATTGGGTCGCAAGTGGCGAGCCAGTAAGCGTTAAGAATCAATTCGGCGGCGGGTCCATCGCGGTTGATTCGGGCGTGCTGATCGCTTGGATTGGCGGCGAGTGGTTCGTTGTCGCGGCCGACTGCCCGCCGGAGGAGTGACGATGCGGACGCGATTCTCACCGGCGCGGTGCTGTTGCGGCGGGCCCCCCCACGAGTCGAATTGCGAAAACGACCCGGAGTACGAACCGGCCCCCGGGTTCACCTGCTGCAACTTCATCGAGGTTCCCCGGGAATACCTGCTGACCGACGGCCTGGGATCGACGACGCTCATCTGGTCGGAGGAGGAGGGCGGTTGGACCGGATACACGCGGGGCCAGCGTCAACACGTCAACGACTGGCTCAACGACGGCGACAATCGGCGTGCGGTCGACTGCGTCCGCACGGTTCGACAAGGCTGGGTCCGCCAATACTACAAGTTGACCTGCGTGGGCGGTGGTTGGAAACCGCTCCCGGATTCGTGCTGCGTTACGCTGGATTCTCACGCGGGGCCTTGTGAGATCGAGGGCCGAACCGACCCGCCATACAAGGTCGACTGTTATTTCGACAACGTGACCAACAAAGAGGTGTGTATCCGTTGTTGGAAAAATTGGGAATTCGCGCCAAGGGTGGAATTTCCGTTTCAGCTTGAGGTCTCGTGGGACTATTCGTTTGGGGTGCAAAACCCGGACGAATGGTCGGGATGCGAGCCGCGGAGGTGCATCGCGTTTTACAACCCGCACCCCGACGACCTACCGGAGGGCGAGAGCCAGTCGGGATGGGCTCCTCTCGTGGGCCGCGCCAAAACGCTCGACATCAACCTAGACACCGGCGTTGCCCCGATTGTGCTGGAGCCGCCTCAGTGCGGCGAAACCGTGGACGGCTGGCCGCGAGCTTGCATGTGGACGTTCGGCGACCCCGACGCCGTGTGCGACTACGTTCCGCCACCGGGAGAGGGGAATTTCGACATTATGGCGCCGCCGCCGGGAGGTCTTTTTGCGATCATTACGTCCCCCTTCGCGGACCCCGAGGGCCCCGACGATGACGACTAACGACGACGACCCCTGGCGGGAGATCCGCGCGAGGCACGCCCGGTACGTCGCCGGCCTCTCGGGCTCCCCGGCCGGGGCCGAACCGACCAGCCCCGATTACCCCCCGCTCGCCACCCAACTCGCCAACGCCGCCAAGGCCGCGGGCCGGTTCGTGGCGTCGGGCCTGGAAACCGTCGACCAGGCCGAATTCGACCGCCGCAAGGCGATTTGCGAATCCTGCCCCTCGAATCAGTACGACGCGGCACAAGACCGCTGCCGGGCCTGTGGTTGCGTGCTCGCGATTAAGCCCTGGGGCCGCGCCGAGGATTGCCCCTTGGGGCATTGGAGCGGGAGGGATTAGGGGGTTCGCCACTCCCCGCTCCCGATCGCCGACTCATATCTACGGAAGCGAAGCTATGTCATACACTTACGCGAATTTGGCCCGCTCGGTCGTGCGCGTCGCAAGGCCACAAGGAGGGGCCACGTTGACCGTCGCGACCGGGGATGGCCCGCTATTTGGATCGCCCACGCCGGCAAGTCCGATGAGGGCGGTCGTTTACAGCGGCAAGAACCTCCTCACGATTCTTCACATTTTGGAGCGGGAGGGTGATGATCTAATCCTTGGCGAGCCAGTGGACGGCTATTCCGACGTTGAGATTCCGCGAGGCGCCATCGTAGCCAATGTGTTGCTGGCCAACGACTTAAACGACTTATGGCGAGCCATCGAAGACTTCGGGAAGACCGAGGGGCCGCCCGGCAAGGACGGCTCCGACGGCGCCCCGGGAAGCGTCTGGCGCGAGGGCTCCGGGCCTCCCGACGACGCGACGGGCATCGACGGCGATTACTATCTGGATGCGTCAAGCGGGGACGTTTATCGACGCGAGGCCGGGTCGTATGTGATCGTCGCCAATCTGACGGGGCCGCCGGGACGCGACGGGCAAGACGGCTCCGACGGCGACCCCGGACCACCCGGCGTCGGCTCGTTCGGCCTGGCGATGCCGGCCGGCTTCAACGTCTCCAATTCACCGCTGACCGACAACGGCACCATCATCGTCACGACGGACCTTGGCGGGATCGTCAAGGTGGTGGACGGCGGGTTCGTCGCGGCCGTGGCCGGCGTCGATTACGCGACCCCCGCCCAACTGGCCGACAAAGCCAACGCGGCCGACGTGGTGACGCTTGCCGGAACTCAGGTGATCACCGGCCAAAAGACGTTCGGGCGCGTGACGTTCCGTCCGTCCGGCGAATCGGATTGGATCTCGACGAGCGGCCGCGAACTGGTCTTCGAGGCGACCGGCGACACGTTCGGGACGGTTCGGCTCCGGCTCCTCAACCGCGGGGGAACCAACGGCGCTTTATTTGAAAATCTCGGCGTCGGCCTGGTTGATTTCTTATTTCGCGCCGGGGGCGTCACCCGCAACATCCGCTTCGAGACGCGAGGCCCCGCCTACGGCCTGGGTGTAGTCAACCCTTTCTTGCTTGGCCCCGCGGGCAATTTTCACACGGCATTCGGCGACGACAAGTCGGTTTTCACGCGACCACTGCACACTCAGGCGGGCCGCGCGGTCGCCCGATCCGAGGTCTCGGCCACGCCCTTTTCGGCGACCACCGACCACCACCTACTCGCCGTGACCGGACCCGCCGAGCCCCGATCGATCACGCTGCCCTCGGGCGCCGCGGCGGGCCAAATCTTCGCCATCGTCGACGAGGCGGGCAACGCATCAACCAACGCCATCACGATCAACGCCCCGGCCGGAGGCGCGATCAACGGGGCGGCCTCGGCGATGATCGACGCAAATCACGGCGCCCTCACGGTTTATTGCGCGGGATCGAACAAGTATTACATCATCGGAAGGGGCTGACGACGTGCCAATTATCCAAGAGGTTGCGAGTCCGTACAAGGCTGGGCAGATCGATTCGTCGTGGTCCTACTGCTCTAATTTCGTCGTCGATTGGGAGACCGGCGCAATCCGCCTGGTCTACCTAACTTACGCCGATCGGGACTCGGCCTACGCGGACTTCCCGCCGACGCGACGGGTCGAAATCGACATCCGAGGCGACGAGTTCGCGGGCTTGCGGGCGGCCCACGCCGAGTTGTTCGAGGCGGTTCAGGCGGCGGTTGATGCTTATGCGTTGACCCAATCGGATTTCGCGGGCGGCGCCATCGAGGACCAACATGCCCCAGCTTAACTCCCCGGTCCCATTTGGCTCGCCCGTCCCACTCGCCTCGCTATCCAAATCCCCCGATCCAACGTCTTCGGCGATCACGGTCGACCAAATCACCCTACTCCTGATCCCGTTGGCCCAACAGGCGGCGCCGGTGATTGCCCGCGCGTTGGCCGAGGGCGTCGTCGCGTGGATTCAGGCGGCTTCGCCACGGAGCGGGGAGGGCGGGGGAGTGGCCCCGGAGATTACTGATGCCCAAAGTTAATGGCGTGCCCATCCAAGAATTATGCGGCTACATCGGCTCCCAACGACCCGAGTTGGTCCGCGAGGCGTTCTCCCTGTTCGGCGACTCGTTCGCCCAATTCAGGATCGTTGGAGCGGGGGGTGAGGAGAAACCACCGCAGGTGATGCTCTGGCGATATCTCCGGCCCGTCCTCGGCGGCAAGGACTTGCCAAACATCGCCCAAGAGGTCGGCGACTGCGTAAGCTGGGGAATGCGTAACGCCACCGCCTACGTCCAAGCAATCCCCGTGTTGAACCGGATTCGCCAGTCCTTCAAGGATACCTACGCCCCCTATTTTTACGGGATCTCCCGCGTTCAGATTGGCGGCGGTCGCATTTGGGGCGATGGATCGGTGGGCGCGTGGGCGGCTCAGGGAGTCCTTAAGTACGGGGCAATCGCGGCCAATGGGGATGGCGTGCCAGGTTATTCGGGATCAATCGCCCGGTCGTGGGGCAAGAGCGGGCCGCCGGCTAAGTTCGTCGAGGACGGCAAAACTCGGCTCGTGGGAGCCGCCGCCAACGTCACGAGCGTCCAAGACGCGGCCGAGGCGATCCGAAACGGCCATCCCGTGACAGTTGCTTCAAACCAGGGTTTCCGCATGGAGGCGAGCAACTCCGGCTTTCACGAGGCGAGCGGCTCTTGGGCGCACCAGATGTGTCTGGTCGGCGTGGACCTCGGGGGCGATGGCGTCGAGCCGCACTTCTGCCTATTGAATAGTTGGGGCGACGTGCATGGGCGCGTCAAGGATTGGCGAACTGGAGAAACCTGGCCCGTGGGGACGCTGAGGGTTCGCTTCGAGGTTGTCGACCGGATGCTCAAGCAACGTGATTCGTTCGCCGTGTCGGCGTTCGCGGGCTTCCCGGCTCAACCCCTGCCGCCGGTGGCGTTCTCGATGTTCTGAGTCTGACCGCCACCACCAACTCCCCGCTCCAATCAGTTTGGGCTCGGCTCTCCCGCGAAGCGGCGGGGGACCGGGCTTTTTTGCGTCTAAGGACCAACTGGACGCGGAGGGTCGTGTCGGTTATCGTGTCGGCTATTCCCAATTTTCAATGGTTTTTGGGGGTGTTGACGGAACCGACTGGTTGCCATAAAACCATGCCAGCCAAGTGGTTACGACTGGACGCCGAAGGCGGCCAAATGGTTTTCAAGACCGTCCCAATCGACCACTCTGGCACCCCTCCGAGTTTGAGGCTTTCATGCCGAGCCTGTTCGGC